ATGCTCGGCAAGGCAGGTTTTAAGAGGCTACGGCGCTTTCGCGCCTTCCGAAGGGGGTGACCCCCCTTCACCCCCCGTTTTCTTTCCTGTGGGCTCCGGAGGAGCAGGAGGAGGCCGAAGGTCGGTGGCGAGCCCGAGTTTGATGATTTCCTCCTGATTTTTAGGGTCCGCCATGAAGGCGAGAAACTCCGCCGGATCGTTCTGAAAACGAGACCGGACGGAAGAGGGCAGGGTGGCGAAGGACTCCTGCGCGCGCTGCACAATATGAAGCGAATCCTGGAAATCGATGTTATCGGGCAGATCCATGTACTGCCCTTGGGCCGCACGCTCCGAGATATGCCGAATAACACCGGACGTGCTGTAGGACTTGATGATGTTGTTGATGTCGCACTCCGCGACGAACTCTTGCTTCGTCATGGTCGGAACGGGAACGACCTCGCCAGTTTTCTGGTCGACCTTAGTGTAATCGGTCGTGACCCTCTTATGGGGTCGATAGAAGCCGATTTTTTTGCGTAGCAGATCCTGAGCCATAATTTTTTTCTCCTGCTAAGGCCCACGAAGAGCCTTCGGGATTGCAGAACCAGAGAGACCATATGCTGAGTGAGCACCGCCAGCAGGCGGTGCCTTACGATTGCGAGCCGCATCCATCATGCGGCGGATGACGCGCTCCATACCGCCGAGTTCACGGCCGGTTGTCGACGTGCCGTAGTTCTCCGCGTCTGTTGCTTCGCGGAGTTTGATCCGTGCATCGGCTGCCGCCGAGGTCACGTTATGGGCGAGGATACCCGCCTGAATTTTGGCGTTGCGCGTCTGCTCATCCGCCAGATTTTTCTCGGCCTCCAACTTGGATGCCTGCGAGGCCGACGTTACAGCGTCGACCTTGCTTTTCTCCTCCATTGTTTTCGAGAGAGCCTCGTTGGCCTTGTTAAGCTCCGTTTGAGATGTGGTGTTCTTCGTCTCCTCGATAGTCCGCTTGGACTGCTCTCGAGCAAGCTCGGCCGACTCCGCGTCCTTAGCGGCTTGTGCTGCAGAAGATACACCCTCGCCGAGACCCTCCATCTCGTTCTCGAGTTGAGCCATTTGCACGGGAGCCATGACGCCTTGCGGCGTCGAGGCGCCACCCTGTTGATACGCCAGGATGGGATTAAGACCAGCGGCTTTCATATCTTTCATGGTCCGCTGATATGCCGTGTTCGACATGTATTCGCTGAACTGTTGAGCCGCATATGCTCGTTCAGCAGCAGCAACATTCGCGTTATCCGCTATATCGCGTTGAGCTTGGTTCTGCGCAGCAGCGCCGGCGGACTGCAGCAGTCCGCCTCCGATCGATGCTCCGGCCCCGATCACGGCCGCCCATGGGAAAGCCATTAGAAATGATCGATCAGGCCGGGCACGCCGTACATTGGCATAGGACGTGCGCAGCGAAGTTTGAAATAGCCGTCATAGATAAAATGCGGCTCAGTAGGAACAGCGATCACCCGCTCGATTGGCGGGTTATCTTCGATGAAGGCATGGCTCAGTGTCGGCAACGCCGAGAAGTCTTGCGCCAGATGCCAAGTATCGAGCGAGAGGGTTGCATTGGAGCGCATCAATCCCGTGATGATTGAAGGCTTGTAGCGGTACTCTGCGAAGCGCTCTTGATAAGCGAAGGCAGCGGCATCCGCCGTCGGATTGGTCGTGCCCTGCGTGAAGATCTCCTTGTTGAGAATAGCCTGCTCTCCGATCATGGAGAGCGCCGGCCAATAGTAGTCGAACTTCGTGTTGCGGGACCACATACGATTGAGGCCCTGCTGATAGTTCAGATCCGCCCGCACCGACACCATACCGATAATGATGGTGTGTTCAGTGAACGATTTCGAGAACCCGTGACCATTGAGGGACGTGGTTCCGTAGGCAGCGAGATTACCCTGCGGTGTAGGCTCGCTATCAGAGGCAGACGTTTGCGGCACCGTATGCAAATTGACGAACGATTGTCCGCCACCGAGGTACTCAGGCCGCTGAAGGCGTGCGTCAGGAGATACGACATTGAAGTGGGCCCGGATGATTTCGGTGTATCGAGTACCACCTCTGGCATCACGCTCATAGAGCTTTTGGATTTGGAAGGCCTGTCGAAGCTGGTTGATTGTAGCTGCGGAAGCTTCAGTGAGGTCGGCGTAGATCTCAGGCCGATTGCCAGCGTTAACATCGCCGGCAGCTTGCCCCTTGATGAAGATACCGGCACCGCCGGAGATACCAATTGTCCCGACTGGATAACCGCTACCGGGCGCGGTGCCATACGCATCAATGCCCGACGCCGCGAAGCTCTGGTTATCATAAACACCAAGACCCGTGACAGGTGCGCGGGTACCCAAAGGAATATCGACGCCCGGGCCCTTCTGAGGCCACGGAAGACCCGACGTAAAGTAATCATGGCGTTTCCCTCTCCGCTTGAGCGCGTAGTCCGCCGGATTGTCTGGACCGTCTCCTTTCGGAACGGGTAGCGAAGGTTGCAAGTTTTGATCTCTGAACCACTCATTGTAGATCAGGTTGTAAGCGCGGAAGAACAACGCGCTATGGGTGAACCCCGGAACCTTGGTCGGAAGACCAAAATAGTCCGCCAAGGATCCTTCACCGTAACCGCCGACAGGCGAGACCATCTGAGGCGTAACGTAGTCCGTGCTGTCGCCCGGATTTGTTTGCTCTCCCATCATTTTCACCCAGTTGTCCCAGACGAGGCGCATGGGAACAGCGAAAAAGAACGAGTTCATGAACACATTGTCCATGAACGGGTGAAGGGGCGTCGCGAGACGGGCAAAGCCCGTCATGCTGAGATTGAAAGTATCGCCGGGTAGTGCTTCGTCGACGAAGATCGGCACAAGGAAACCGGCATCGAACGTGGTTTTCACACCATGAGACCGATCGAAGCTCGATCGAGGAATTTCAGCACGAGGAACCCGGCTGAAGTCATGCGACATGACTGAAGGAAGAGGCCGGTTCATTTACTTGGCATCCCCATTTGAAAGCTGCTTTTCCAACTGCTCTGTTGTGAGTTTTGGATCAACAGCGAAACCGGAGAAGGGCAACTCAGCCTGTTTTCGGACCAGGGCGGCGGCGTCGATGATGTGCCGAAGTGGAAGTGAGGACTGCAGGCCGCCGACATTGCCATCGTAAGTACCGACGCAATAGAGAACGAAGTCCGCAGGGTGACGGCCCATTTGAGTGTTCGGATCATTAACGAGGTCCGCCAGCATACGAATGGCGGCACCATCCGTGGGTTGAAAGAACGGGAGATGATAGATCAGCGACTTGGTATCGAACACGCTGTAAGCGAACATATTCATTCGTAGTCCCTTTTCAGTTGTGAGATTTTTGCATTACGCACTATGACCCTGTCGTGTCGACGACGATTGGTCTTGTGCGGTTTGTACACGAGAGCTTTTTTTCTCCGCTCACGCGATACGAGTGTAGCCTCCTTTTCTGACAGTTGTTTCACGTAGTAGCGAGGCATCGAGACGGCACGGCCGTTCACGATGACCTGGTCGGATGGAAACATGTCCGACCGAAATTTTTCGAAGAAGGATTGCCCAATGCCTGGCTTGCGAGACATCAGGGAGAATTCCGGTTTCACTCTACAGATGAAACCGTGAAGAGGATGCACACGGAGGTAGTGGTTGGCGGCTTCATCGCCGCCGATTTTTTTGGTGCAGTAACGAGCGACGTAGCACGCGCTCTCAAAGGTGACATCGCCAAGAGTGGCGTGGCCATACGGCCATAATTGATCGAGAGATTGCGAAGTGTAGAGCCACTGACCTTGCTTGTTTTTTTTGAATTTGAGTTTGTCTGCGAAGTCGTGGCCGAAGAGAATGATGTGATAGTGAGGACGTTGAAGTTGGTCACCATACTCCGCTCCTAAATAGAAGCGGATTTGTTTGGGATGCACCGCCTTGCGCAGCCGTTTCATGAACAGCTGCATATCCCGTGTGCTAACCGAGTAATCGACCGGTAGATGCTCATCCGAGAAGGTGAGCGTTAAGTATGAGTTTTCCTCATGCATTTTTGATTCGTGGAGGCAACGAATGCCCCACTGTTGAGACCGGTCTAAGCGACAGCCCATGCAACGGCCGCAGGGAATATCAAGCGGCGTCGTGCTGTCGACCGATTTTATCGGGTTGAAGGTAAGAAGGCGCTTCCCGGTCGCTGGATTGAACTCCGGCGACCGGTACGCCTTTATGGGGAAGTCGCAGCCCATGTGCTAGAGGCGGATACCGCCTCGCATAGGGGTTCCCAGCATGTTCTTCCCATGGGTCCGCTGCGCGGTCCGTGTGAAGAGTTTGCGGGAGGACTTCTGAGGTAGTTTGTAGCGTTTCGCCATGGTGGCTCCACTAGGTTTAGACCCCAACGAACTGTTGGTGTCACTTGGACTATATACACCAAGTAATAGATAGTCCAAGGCCCGTGTGTAACGGGCAAAAAGAAGGCCCCCAGGGGGGGCCT